TATTGGGGTAACGCATCCAAGTCGTTCTTCATCCCCGGCATGGGCGGCGGTGTCAAGGATTACACCCCGAACAAACTGTGGGAAACAGACTTCCACTATGTCGCCTACTCAGCCGCAGGTTCAGACGTGAACAGTCTCGTCATCGGCCTTGGCCAGCGTCTCGGCACCGGTCTTATGTCGAAAGAATCCGCTCGTGAAGCAGATCCGCTGATCGCCGACCCCGAGTTGGAAAAGGATCGCATCGTTGCAGAAGGAATCGAAGCGGCACTTCTTTCTTCGATTCAGGCACAGGCCGCAGACCCGAACGGGCCATACCAGCCAGACGATCTGGCGTTTATCGCCGCACAAGTGCAGTCGAACAAGATGTCGTTGCCGGAAGCCATCATGGCCGCCCAGCGTCGAGCGCAGGAACGTCAAGCCGAACAGGCTCCGGCAGGCGCACCCGAAACAATGCCCGGACTTTCGATGCCCGGGATGGGAATGGAACAACCGGCAGGGCCAGCCGCACCGGCAGGGCCGCCGTCACTTGAAGCCCTCTTGGGACAACTGGGGGGCGCACCAATGGGAGCAATGGCGTAAATGGCAAAGCAGTACCCGAACCGTTCCGATCTTCGTAACCCGGGTGGCAAAGTCGCCAAGATGGCGGCAACAGGCCAGACATACGGAGAAGCAGGAAAGCAGATGGAAGCACAGGCCGCTGTACCTGTCGCCTCAGCACCGACCGATGTCGCCCCAGCCCCGATGCCTGCACCCGGTTCCCTCGGTGACTTCGGCCGCACAACGGAACGTCCAAACGAACCTGCAACATTCGGTTCGATGGTTGGCCCCGGCCCCGGCCCCGAAGTTCTCGGTATCGGCCCGACCGTTCCCCAGATCGGATCGAAACGTGACCTTGTTGAACGAGTCCGTGCTATCGCCGACACATACCCCTCACCTGTTTTGTTGATGTTCCTTTCAGAGTTGGAGCGTTCATAGTGCCTTTCGTCACTAACGACTTGCCTACAAAAGTTGAAGATGTCCTCGCATGGGAAGAAGCCCGTGCAGAACGCATAAATACTTACAAGAGTTTGTATTCTCAGGACACCGCACAAAAGTTGATAGATGCCGCCACCCACTACCATTGGGTGAACCCTCAACTGACTGCCGCTCTGATCCTGAATGGTGCTGACTATCTGATGCCAGAAGTAGCAGACCACGCCGCAGAGCAGATGGCACAGGCCGGTTTGTCACCTTCTGACCGTTGGCGCAACCAGCGTCTTAAGAACGCAATGCTCCGCCGTGTGGAAGGTGGCCAAGCCTAATGGTTTCATGGAACCCGTTTGACTGGATAGACGAAGGTCTCGATGCCGCAGGCGATGTCTGGGACAACGTAACCGATTCGTTCTACAACCTTGTCCAGTCTGGCGGCGAAACCATTTTCGATAACACGCCTGCTGGCCGTGCCGCAACAGCGGCAACGAAAGAAGTTGTACAGCCGATCTCGAAAGCGACCCGTGCCGCCACCATCGGTGTAACAACAGCATTTGACTTTCCGTTGCAAGTGCTGAACAACACAATGGCGTTCTCGTACAACAACCCATACTTGTCACGTGCTGTTATCCCCGTTCTCCCACCCACCAAGCCAAAGGGATTCAAGAAGGCTGAAGCCTCAACCCTTGAACAGTTGGTCGGGATCATACGCAACACAACGGCTGGAGAAATCATCGCCGATGCACTCCCCGGTGGAGAAAAGGTAGATGTCGGCACAGGGTTCGTCCCCGGTGGTGACACCGTAAAAGACATCAACGACCGGAAGCGTGAACTGTACCCAACGCTGTACGGAAGCACCTACACAGTTGGCCGTATGTTCGCCGCCCAACTCGCAGACAACGGTGTGATCGAACCCGGCTCCACCGCCTACAACATCGTCTCTGGTGGTATCGACGCAGGTTGGACTATCGGTGCCGATCCGACTAACTGGATTCCTGCCGGTGCAGTAGCCCGAGTCGGAGATGTTGTCGTTCCTTTGACAGCCGCCGCACGTGCAGGCAAGCGAGCAAAAGTCACCACCACACTCTCGAAGAAAGCCGCCCGGATTATCGAGAAAGGGGCCGAGGAAGGCAAGTTGGTATTGAACGCCGCTGGCCTTATCGACAACGGCCGCCGCACCGTGAACCCGAACAACTGGGAAGCATTCAAGATCACGAAGCGTGGACGCACATGGATCGAAGGATTCGTTGGCGACAACTCTGGAGACGCAGTAAGCATCTGGCGCAAGTCCAACGGCCAGATCCCCCCGGGTACTGCCGTAAGACTCGAAGAAGCACAAACCCTCGATGAAGTAGTCGCCGCTTTCGATGACGCTGTGTACGGCCCAGATCCGCTGACCCACATTCGCATCATGCCCGGCATCGACCCACGCCCCATCGTCACCAAAGTCGGTGCAACGATCAAGGGCAACTCCGGCAGGTACCGCCCGTTCTTCGACACACTTCCGGAATCAACAGACTTCCCATTGAACAACCCGATCAAAGCCACCAAGAATGCTGACTCGGTGATGGGTGTTCTCGAAGTTGATCTCGCCACACGTGATGAACTGATGAACGAGTTGTTCCGGATCTTCAACGGGACAGACGACAAAGCCATCTTTGACTGGCTCAACAAGTTCGAGAACGTGGTTGTGAAGTCCCAGTTGAAGAAGTGGAACTACACAGACGACGAGATCCAGCGCATAGCATCATGGCGCAAGCGTTACGAAGAGACTGTTTCCGGTTATGTCACCGACTCTGCCGGATCTTCTGTTCCTCTCGAATGGTTGATCGGTGGCCCCAACGGTGGGTACGGCCCACTTCTCTTGTCACAGATTCTCAAAGTGAATCCGGTTCTTATCGACCCAGAAGACCTCCGCACTATTGCTGACCGTCTCGGCCCGATCCGTTCACGTCTTGAAGCATCTCGCCGCAAGATCGTAGAAACAGCAGTAGACCCGGACACCGGAGAAAAGATCATTGTTGAGACCGCACCTGCACTTCTTGTGAACACGCCGGTCAAAGCGACCGAGGCAGTCGGCGACATGGTGGATTATCTGCAAGCCCGTGTCTGGAAGCCGAACGTGTTGCTTCGTCCTCGCTACCTTCTTCGTACGTTGCCTGAAGAAATGTTGCGAGTATCTGCATCAGGGATCTTTGACCACCCGTTCCAGTACATCGCTCAGATCTTCACAAACAAGAACACCATTGACGTTTATGGCCGGATGGTTACGACCACCCGTAAAGCCGCCAAGATCGAGGCAGATCTCAATGAACTTGGTCGTGTCATGAGAAAGTATGAAGCACTCCAAGCGGCAGGCCAAGATACCTACAAAGGACGCAGGATTGTAGACCTTCTTGCGGAGGCGCAGACTGAATCAGACAAACTGAATGCGATGCTCGACGTATGGGATGAGCGCATCGCCAAACTACTTCCCGGTATTGACGACGCACTTCTCCGTGGTATGCCACGCCGAGCGCAAGATCTCATGCTCCACCCCGGAGCCATCGCAGGGATGGTCAAGCGAGGAAACCTGATCTCTGTCGAACGAGCAGTAGACCCGGATCTATGGTCGAAAGCAATGGCACAACGCCTTGCCGAACGTGCCTCAAACGGCTACTACCGCTCACTTGCCAAAGCAGTCCAAGACGGTCAGAGCATCGACCAGATCACACGCCGATTCACCAACGGCGACCTTAAGCAGTTCCTCGACAGGTACCGTGCAGAAGTCGGCAACCTCGACCCAGACTACGTGTGGGATTACAACGGTGTGCGTAACTTCGTGCAACGCAACCTTGACGACCTAAACATCTACACCTTCAACGGCGACCAGAACCTTCTCGAAGCAGTTGTCAAAAACGACTTCAATGGTGATGCGCTCTCCGGTGTCAAAGGTTTCCAGAGTGTCGCCCAACGAGCAACAAAAGGACAGCAGGTAGCCAAGTACGAACCCAACAAACTGTTGAAGAAGTACATCAAGGACACCTACTCAAAAGACCCCAGCGCACCTGTCCGAGTGAACTACTTTCCCTCGATCTTCGACACAGAACTCACCGTCAAGTCGGCAAAAGACAGAATAAGCGACCGCTACGACGCATTGCTCGGTTTGTTCTGGGACGGCCTGTACGGTGCATCGTCAGACAAACTCGCTCGAAATCCTTTGTGGTCACAGTCAAAGTGGCAACGTGTTGTCGAACTTGTCCCCATGATGTACCCAGCAGAAGCACGGAAACTTGTGGACAACATCAAGGACACGAAACTTGCCCAGACGATCAAGGACGACATCATCGAACTAGCCGATTCGGCCTCCGGTGAAATGACTTTGGATGACGTTGAGCAGTTGGCTGAACTCTTCGCTATCCGCAACACCAAGGAAACCCTGTTCGATGCTTCCCGTAAAACCAAGTTCGGGGCTACTCACCGCAAACTCTTCCCGTTCTTTGATGCGTTCGTGGAACTCACCGGCTCTGCTCTCAAACTGGCGACCAACCCGAAGGTTCTACACCGTGCCGACAAGGTAATCGGAGAGTTGCGTAGCAATACGTTCTTCGGATCTGACCTCGACGGTGATGGCAAGAAGGAATCATTCCTGTACCGTGACCCAGTTTCCGGAGAGGAAATGTATGCCTTCGCACCCCCGGGTGGATTCCTGAAGGAATGGAAAAAGCAGGGCTTGGACTTCAAGTTTGGCAACACCTTGAATAGCCTCTCCATGATTACGACCCCATACCCGGGTCTGTCACCGTTTGTGGCTCTACCAGTAACGAAGATGCTCCCCGAAACAGCAGAGTTCGACAAACTTCGTGACATCATCGCTCCATACGGGGTGCCGGATCTTCGTGACCCGTCGATCTTGCAGTATGTGATACCCGGTGCGACTGAACAAGTCCAGAGAATCCTTGGTTCTAGCGGCCTTGAACTGTTCGCCAAGATGGATGAACGTGAAAAGGTCATGCAGGCGGTCATCCGTGCGTTGCAGGTCTCTGCAACTGTGAAGGATTACGACCCTGTTACGCCCGGCCAGCAAGGCCCGACTGGGTATGACTCTCTTGAAGAGTGGCAGGCAGACGCAAAAGAACTCGGTGTCAAGATCTGGGGCTTGACAGGCTGGGCTGGACTCTTCATGCCCGGTGCGCCTATTGCCCAATGGTCTGCAAAGACCAAGCAGGGCAACGTCCTTATCAGCGTCCTGTCCCAGCGGTGGAACCAGATCGACACAGAGGGCGACAAACTCGGGTTGGAATACCAAGACAAGATCGAACAGTTTGTAGAAGAGTTCGGTGCTGAAAACATTGTTGCTTTTCTCCAGCCGATCACCGAGAGAAGCATCACCGGCTCGAACTCCAGCAAGGAGTATTACGACTGGTACCGTGAGAACAAGTCTGTTGTGGACAAATACCCGGATGTTGGTGGGTATTTCTCACCCAAGTCTGGGCAACTCGACCCTGATGTATGGAACATTCAGAAGATCGCAGGAGATGTCGGATACAAAGATCCCAAAGAGTTCGCCAAGAGAGTCGAATCAGCGGTCGCTAACTTCATCTTCAACCGTAACGTAAGGCTTTTCGAGGACTCGATTCCTCCTGCCGAACGTGGAACGAAGAAGGCGGAGAACGCACTTAAGGCAGAAAAGAAGCGTTTGGCTCAGGGGCTTAAGGCCGCATACCCGAACTGGGATCGTGCTTCGGCCGCCACCCAAGCCAAGAACGAACGAGATGTTCAGTTCCTCCAGATTCGCCGTTTCGTAGACGAACCGAACCAGCAGGATAACCCTGTTGTAAAGGCGGCCAAGGAGTATCTGGACTTCCGTGACCAGAACCTCCAATACATCATCGACAACACCACCAAGATCGACCAAGACAACTGGAAGACCATGACTGCCAACCGTGCGGCCATCGCTTTGCGAGCCGCCCTGTGGGACGAAGGCGAAAGACTGGCCGAACAGTACCCTGCTTTCTTAAACCTATGGCAGAATGTTCTGTCTAGGGAGTTTATTTCTGTCGATACTGGAGAAGACTGATGGCTGAGACACCACCTACCACGACCACGACGACTCCCCCTGCTACGCAACCGACCGTCCCCGGGGCAAACCAGTATGGTGTAACAACCACAACTGTCCCCAAAACGAACGTCACCCCCGGGTCGTCAAACAGCAAGATCTCGCCATCCCTCCAGAATCCCGGTGTTCTTGTTGAAGAAGACGGTGAAACATACAAGTACGCCATCGGTGTTAAGGGCCGCAGGGTCTTTGACGAGACCGGAAACCTTGTTCGCTATGAGGGATACAAGTTCTATCCGAGACCACGTGAGGGGCAACAGGCTTCGACCGGCGTTGAACCTAAGTATTACTCAGGGGACGAAGACAAAATCTTCGGTTTCTCAGTAGAAGATCTGTCTAGTCTCCAGAGGGCTATGAACTCTGTTGGCCTATTGGGCGATAACTACGCTCCCGGAGTGGCCGACAACGCTACCCGAGCCGCATACATGAACTTGATGGAGCAGGCCAACGGCTACGGAGAAGACACCGATGCCGCACTCATCCGTCTCGCATCTGTCGGTGCAGGTCGTGGCGGAAGGCAACTGACACAGTACCGAGTGTCGAATGAGAAAGACATTAAGGCTGTGATTTCCCGTGTCTCGAAGCAGACCCTAGGTAGAAATCTTGGGGAGGGAGATCTCAACCGTTTGGCTCAGATGTACCGCAACCTAGAGAAAGAAGCCGGTCTTGCCGCAGGTTCCGAGACCCAGCAGGAAGTCATTGCCGCCCCCAGCCCGGAAGCATTTACTGAATCGGAGTTGGGCAAGATGTTCCCTGAAGAAACGAACGCTCGCCAGTTCGGCTCTTACCTTGAGGCGATTAAGGAGAAGTACCAGATCTAATGGCTAAAAGCGATAAGCAGTTTCTTGAGGAAACCAACAAGCGGCTGAAGAAGAACTACACGTCGATTCAGGATTACCTGACTGACGGCGGCAAGATCAAAAAGGATTCCAAGAGGTATGAAGGCCGTCTTGCCAAGGTTCAGAATGCACGTGGCGTAGCGCAACGTACTGAAGTTGTCCTATCCGGTCGGCTTTTGGAAGAGGCTAAGAAACTGTATGGGTCTACCGCAGACTTGTACAACATTCCAGAACTGAAGCCGATCTTTGAGCAGGGCTTTATCAACCAATGGACAGCCGATGAGTTGATTCGTGCCATCGACAACACAGACTGGGCTAAGACTCGCACCGATGCTCAGGAACGCTATGACGTTCTTAAGACAACAGATCCGACACAGGCTCAAAGTCTTGTAGATCAGGGTATCCCTGTTGTGCGCCGTATCCTTTCTGAAAAGGGTATTACGGTTAGCGAAGAGCAGATCAAAACTATCGCTGAAAAAGGAACCCGTAGCGGCTGGACTGGGAACCAATGGGACGAATACGCCGCATCTGAAGCCATTGCTTTATCAGGAGGCGGCGTAGCCACGGGAGGTGCGCCTGCACAGCCGATTTCTGCTGTCACCGCTACTGACCTTAGGAAAATCGCAAAGCAGTTCGGTGTGCCTGTCGATGACGCAACGCTTAATGACTGGGTGAACCAGATCTCTACGAATGCAAAGACACAAGACCAGTTCAATGAGTATGCCCGGTCTTCAGCGCAGACTCTTTACCCGGGTCTCGCTGAACGCCTTAAGACCAATACGTTTGACGAGATTACTTCGCCCTACAAGCAGTTGTATGCAGAGGTATTAGAAACTCCAGTAGACAACATTGACCTCACTAGCCCGGCATACTCCAACTTGTTCACGGCCGGTGACCTGACAAAGCCCCGGATGATGACTTCTACCGAGTGGGTCGGTTTCTTGAGGAAACGCCCTGAGTGGCAGAACACACAGAACGCCTACCGGGAGTACGCTCAGGCGGCTAACACGTTGAACAAGATCTTCGGAGGTATGCGCTAATGGCGGCATCAGACGTTCTCAAGGCAACTATCGCCCGGTTCAAGTTGAACCCCCAGCAACAGCAGGCCGTGTTCGCTTTCTTCGATACCAAGGTTTCAGATCCAACTGTCATCTTGGACGAAACAACCATTTCGTACTACGTATCGCAAGACCCTGCTATCCAGACGATCTTCGATGAACGATTTGCTGGCAACAAGATCCTTCGAGACCAAGGCAAGACGGAGTATTCGTACTCCAGTTACATCGCCCTTGAGCAAGAACTTCAGTCAGACCTCCGTGACTCCGGGTTCCCACCGGGGTTCTATGACGACCCAGCCTCCATCGCCAAGTTCATCGGCGGCGAGGTGTCCCGTTCCGAACTCCGTGACCGGGCGCAGGCCGCCTATGTGGCAGTCCGACAGGCAGATCCCGGCACCGTTGCAGAGTTGAAGAATCTTTACGGCGTGAATGAGGGTGAACTCGCCGCCTACTTCCTCGACCCCACCAAAGCGTTAGACGCTATGGGCAAGAGGCTGACAGGGCAAGACCTCACCCGTCGAGTGCAGGCCGCCCAGATCGGCGCACAAGCCCGAGGACAAGCCGGTATTGGCCTTACTGCCCAAGAAGCAGAGGCTCTCGCCGCACAAGGTGTCACACGCCAGACAGCCCAAGAAGGCTTTGCCGCTATCCAGCAACAGCAAGAACTATTCCAGCCGATCATGCCCGGAGAACAAGCCATCTCCCAGCAGGAACAGATCAGCGGCACCCTCGGCCTAAACGCTGAAGCGGCACAACGTATCGCTACTCGTCGTCGCCGCCGCCGTGCAGAGTTCGAGACTGGCGGTGGATTCGCCGCTACACAAACTGGTCTTTCCGGTCTACGCACCACCGGCCAATGACCTGCGACAACTGCGAGCGAGACTTTGACCCCATCGCTACCCGGTGGCGTTGCCCTCATTGCGGCAAGAAACACCATTGTTGCGAAGGCTAACTAATAGTGCTACCTTAAGACCGATCCCGATGGGAGGAACTTAAGACCAAGCCCCCATAGGTCTTAACGTAACAATGGGGTGTAACAACAAAAGTAGCCGTCGCACTCCTCCGGTGTGACGTGGACGAAATGGAGAGTGCCAATGTCAGACATCGCAGACGAGTTCTACGAGGACGACGACCAACCGAATGAAACCAACCCTGTCAGGGCGAGGATGAAGCAGTTGGAGAAAGAAAACCGTGAGTACAAGAAAATGCTCATGGAAGCAGAACAAGCCAAGAAGGAACTGGCTTTCGTGAAGGCTGGAGTTGATCCGGCAGACCCGAAGGCAAAGTGGTTCGTGAAAGGCTATGACGGCGAACTTTCTCCAGAGGCGATTCGTGAGGCCGCCGAAGAGGCACAGATCGTTACACCCCAGCAACAGGTTCAGGATGTAGACAAGCAAGCGTGGCAGACCAGCAACAAGGTCGCCGCAGGAGCAGAGTCAGCACCAGAAGGCCCGAGTTGGGTGAAGCGCATCAACGATGCCCAGTCCCAAGAAGAACTCATGGCGGTTTTTGCAGAGGCGGCCGCTCAGGGCATTGACCTCGGCGGCGAGTAACACACCAACCACTCGCAAAGGAGACCACCGTGGCTTACACGGAAACCAGCAACTTGTCCACCGATCAGGTGGCATTCGAGAAGATGGCATACTTCGCCCTTCGGGACGAGATGTACTTCGACCAGTTCGCAGATGTTCAGGCAACCAACGCCACGAACCCCGGCGCAACCGTCACGTTCACGATCTTCCAAGATCTCGCCCCGGCTACCACGCCGCTCGGCGAAGCAACCGATGTCACGCCTGTCGCAATGAGCGACTCGCAGGTGTCGGTGACCCTTGAGGAATACGGAAATGCAACGGTTACGACCGCCAAGGTTCGTGCCACCTCGTTCATCCCTGTTGATCCCGTCGCCGCCAACGCTGTTGGTTACAACGCCGGTATCTCCATCGACACCATCGCTCGTAACGCCGCTCAGGCCGGAACGAACGTGCTGTACGCAACGGGCGGTACTGATGATCCGTCCAGCCGTGCAACCATCCAGCCGGAAGACATCCTCTCGGCGAACGATGTTCGCAAGGCTGTCGCCCAGTTGCGTAAGGCAAACGTCCCGACCTTCGGCGGTCTGTACGTCTCGGTGATTCACCCTGACGTGTCGTACGACTTCCGTTCGGCGACTGATGCCGCCGCATGGCGTACCCCGGCGAACTACGTGAACCCGGCAGGTATTTACAACGGTGAGATCGGCACCTTCGAGGGTGTTCGTTTCATCGAGACTGCTCGTGCGCCGCTGTTCAGCAATGCTTCGGACGGCTCGGGTTCCTCGACCGGTTCCTCGGCCAGCGTCGATGTGTACGGCACCCTCATCATGGGTCGTCAGGCTCTCGCCAAGGGCATCAGCCTCGGCGGTGAGTATGGCGCACAGCCGACCATCGTCTACGGCACGGTGACCGACCTGCTCAAGCGTTTCCGCCCCGTGGGCTGGAAGCACTTTGTCGGCTACGGAGTCTTCCGTCAGGAAGCCCTCCGCCGCATCGAATCCGCTTCGAGCATCGGCGCAAACTGATTCCTCTAGGTAAGGAATAAGATCCTTCCGACAAGGAATGGCATCGGCCCCTCGGGTAAAACCGGGGGGTCTTTGCTATTCTTAAGACGTGGCAACTTTTATTCCGCCCACAGATGAATACGTGAACTGGGGCGAGCCGGACGAGACCGGCATCTTCGCATTTCTAAAACCGGGTCGTCGTGGAAGAAATGTCTACAAACTGACAAACGGCAACTTCACCGAAAGCCAACCGTCAGACATGGACACGGTAGAAAAGATTTACCACGGTGGCCATGTCCACACTCTCACAGCACAAGAAGAAGCCGATCTCATAGCGGCTGGATACGAGGACTACATAACGTGAAACACGCAGAGACACATCCAACTCTGGATGTTGAGGGGTGCTTTGGGTGCCGGGTAGCCGGAATCTCTTTCGGTTCTAACTCGACCACGAGCCGTGGCGCAAAGGTCGCAGAGATCAACAAGACAGAACGTGGTTGGAACAAAGACATGGACGCTTACAAAAGGTTGCGCCGTGAGGGTCTTCAGCCTCGCCAGATCGACGGTGCATCAACGCTTGAAAAACACGCAACAGAGAAATGGCAGATCGAAGGCGCATCAGAGACGGCCGCTAAGTCTCAGTAAAACCCTCGGCCCCATGCTTCGTATGGGATGGGGTATCCGGTTGTTGCAGTTATCCAGTCGAAGAGGTCATACATGACTTTCGGGTATGCGGCCATGTGTTCGGCTATGGCAGATTCGTCATGCTGGAAAATGCTCGCTTCTTTGCCGTAGATCATTGTCGGCTTGTCAGCGATCTTGACCGGTTGCTGGAACAGGTTGGCCAACATCCCGTAATGGAATCCGTATCTACTGTCTATTTTTTGGATAGCAATACCCGGTTCGTAAGACTGTCTTAAGAAAGTGTTAGACGAAATAAGGGTGTGGGCCGTGATAGTAGTTGGCCGGTTTGCTTTGATAACCCGTTCGCAGAACGCCACGTAGTTCGGGAATGTTTCACCCGGCTTGGCTCCTAGATCAAACTTCCCGTCTGGGTGAATCACCAGACCCGGGTTTTCTTTTAACGCTTTCAACGTGGTGTCAATAGCCCCGGGGAGTAGTTGTTCATCGTCACCGATAACCCAGACGTACTTGCCCCATACGAGGGTCGGCCCAGCAATAATGTTGGCATCCCCACCGACATTTATCCGTGTTTCTCTGGACTTAATCCAGTCAGGTAAAACGTATGGCTCCGGGCCTTTGTTCACAGACACAAAGACATCAACTTCATCTGTAAGTTGTGGCTCAATGGAGGCCAGCAAACGGTCAAGTAAATGTTGTCGATTCCATGTAGGAATGTAAATAGAGAGCAACCCCATCAGGGTATTCTAAGCAGATGAACTACCAGCATTGGCACGGGTTTAATGATCCTAGATTCGGCTATGGCTCAATGCTTACGGGCTTTCTTTCAGCCCTACCGAAATCGGTGAAGATGGACAATAAGGCTTCGGTCAATGTTCACATGGGCGTACCCTTCTCGATCAAGGGATGGTGGGAAGGACAACATCGGGCCTTATTCACGATGTGGGAAACAGACACAATGCCTGCTTCGTTTCTCCGGTGGTTACCTCAATACGATCAGATCATTGTCCCCTGCGAACATAATGTAGAACTCTTCTCACGTCACCATGACAACGTAACGTACGTACCGCTTGGCGTAGACACAAAGTTCTGGTCGCCACAAGAACCGATCATCCAAGAAAAGTACAGATTCGCCGCAGGCGGATCACTCTGGAAACGTAAAGGTTTAGACATCGTAGTAAAAGCGTTCCACAGTCTGAAGTTGCCAGACGCAGAACTACACATCAAAGCCGCACCTCACGCACGAGACGTACCTAAGACAGACCTTGGCCCCAATGTCTATCTCCATCGAGAATGGATGAGCCTCGAACAACAAAGAGACTGGTTCAGCCAAGCCGACTGTTTCATCGCCGCAAGCCGAGGGGAGGGGTTCGGCCTTATGCCACTCCAAGCCATAGCCCTTGGCATCCCTACCATTGTTTCCGATAGCACAGGCCAGTCACAGTTCGCCCATCTAGCCTCCGGAGTTATCCCCTGTTCCAAGTCTGCATCCGAAACCATTGGCTTATGGGACGAACCAGACCAGACAGAACTAGCCAGAACGATGCTTCACCATTACCAGCACCGTAAAGAAATGCGTGTACAGGCCCGAGCCAACGCCGCTCTAGCGGCAGAGTTCACATGGAAAGAGGCATCTGCCAAACTCCTAAAAGCCCTCCCAACAGGCACCCTGCTTAACACCTCTACATGGCAGGAATCGACAGTCACGGTCTCTGTGGTCTTGAACCGAAACCTAAAATGTGACATCGGCAAGGAGTCTTTCGACTTCAGGAAAGGTGTAACGTACGAGGTATCTGAGAACGTACATCAGGTACTCTTCGACGCAAAGGTACTCGCATGAAGAAACAGTTTTGGGATAAGAAGAACCCCAAGAAGAAATCAACATCATTGACCCCGGGGCAGGCCAAGATGGCAAAAGCCCGTGCCAAGAAAGCAGGCAGGAAATACCCGAATCTTGTTGATAACGCATGGGCGGTAAAGCAATGACTATCGAATACCGGGGAGAAAAGTTCGCCGGATACAACAAGCCCAAGCGCACCCCCAACGCCAAGAAGTCCCATGCCGTCCTCGCCAAAGAAGGAAGCAAGGTCAAGTTGATCCGCTTCGGACAACAGGGTGTACAGGGTTCCCCCAAGAAAGCCGGGGAATCAGAGGCTTACCGGAAGCGTCGTGAATCTTTCAAGGCCCGTCATGCGGCCAACATCAAAAAGGGCAAGATGTCAGCGGCCTACTGGGCAGATAAGGTAAAGTGGTAGGGCTATGGCGGCACCAGCAACCCAGAATCTCACCATGACACGAGGAGACACCGAGACCGTCTCGGTGACTATTACCACAGACGGCACCACGCCAGTAGACATTACTGGCCGTACCTACTCGTCACAGTTGCGAACAAGCCCAGACTCAAACGTGATCTCTGCAACCGCCACAACCACGGTAACGGATGGGCCGAACGGGAAAATGACAGCCACATTCTCCCACTTGGAAACACAAAATCTTTCACCGGGTTACTACTACTGGGACTTGCAGGAATACGCATTTGGTGTCTACTCCACCATCCTCGCCGGGACTGTCACCGTTCTCGCAGACGTAACGAGGTAACCCTTGGCAACGACAGAAGTTGTTATTGCACGTGGTTCTGAAACCGTTGATGCTGTAACAACTGCAACCGTCACGCTTATCAGTAGCGACACCGCTGGCCCTGTCGGCCCAGTAGGTGCGCTCGGCCCAACTGGCCCGACTGGCCCGACTGGCCCTACAGGTTCGACTGGCCCAACAGGTGCCGCCTCTACTGTGACCGGCCCGACTGGTGCTACTGGCGAACAAGGCCCAACTGGCCCTACTGGCCCTACTGGCCCCACGGGTGCGGCATCTACTGTGACTGGCCCTACTGGCCCTACTGGCCCTACTGGCCCCCTTGGCCCCACAGGCCCGACTGGCCCCACAGGCCCGACCGGCCCGACCGGCCCTACGGGGCCAACAGGGCCAATAGGAGAAACCGGCCCGACTGGAGCGCAAGGCCCGACTGGAGCGCAAGGCATCCAAGGCATCCAAGGCGATACAGGCCCGACCGGGCCTACTGGGCCTACTGGCCCTACTGGCCCAACCGGGCCTACCGGGCCAACAGGATCAGCAGGGCTTAACGGAGACCGTTATCAAACAACGTCATCGACTTCGATGACTATTACATCGTCAGGTTCACAGACATTCACTATCGGTACCGGCTTGTCATACAGCACAAACCAGTCTGTCGTTGTGTCTTACGACATCTCCAACCACTTCCACGGAGAAGTCGATTCATACAACTCTTCGACTGGAGAAATGACTGTACAAGTCACAGACTTCGAGGGATCTGGAACGTACTCATCTTGGTCGGTGAATCTGTCCGGTGCGGTCGGTGCTATCGGCGATACTGGCCCTACTGGTTCAACCGGCCCAGAAGGCCCAACTGGCCCAACCGGCCCTATCGGCCCAGAAGGCCCAACCGGGCCGACCGGCGCACAAGGCCCGACAGGCGCACAAGGAATCCAAGGTATTCAAGGAGACACCGGCCCGACAGGCCCGGAAGGCCCAACCGGCCCGACAGGGCCGACAGGGCCGACAGGGGCGACAAGTCCCGGTCTTCCAACTGGAATCATTGTTCCATTCGGCGGTTCATCTGCTCCTGCTGACTGGCTTCTTTGCTTCGGCCAAGAAGTAGACAGAACAACCTATTCAGACCTATTCGGAGTTATCGGAACTACTTACGGTGTCGGTAATGGTTCGACAACATTCAACCTCCCCGATCTTCGTGGACGGGTGCCTGTCGGCAAAGACGACATGGGCGGCTCTGCCGCATCACGTATCACGTCAGGTAACTCCGGCATCAACGGTGGTTCTCTCGGTGCAACTGGCGGAGATGAACGTGTACATCAGCACACTCACACCTTTACTGGTTCACCCGTAACATCTGGCGCAGGGTCGTCTCATACGCATTCATTTACTGGGTCGTCCGTCAATACGGGAAATAACAGCGTTGGACACACACACTCTGTTTCTGCTACCACGGGTACTGAATCAGCAGACCATACTCACGGTCTTGCAGGATCTACCGGTGCAGGTGGGCCTTACTTGTTGCCTAACTGGGGCTATGTCCAGTTGTCATACGGTGGAGCAACTGGCGGTAAAAGTGCTACGCATACCCACTCGTTCTCTACTACCTCTGGCGGTGTCAGCGCAAACCACACCCACGCTGTAACCGCATCAGGCACTAACGGTAACGAATCAGCACACACCCACTCAGTAACCGCATCGGGTACAAACGCTAACTATGGATCTGGCTCTGCCCAGAATGTACAGCCGAGCATTATCCTGAACTACATCATCAAGACTTAAGACAGAAAGAAGGGGACATGAAGATCGCTGTCTATACCATTGCCAAGAACGAAGAACAGTTTGTTGAGCGGTGGGCAGACTCATGCCGTGATGCTGATTACCGGTTGATACTTGATACCGGCTCAACTGACGGGACACTTGTTAAGGCAGATCAGGCCGGGGTTGAATGGTTCCAGAAAGAGTTCAACCCTTGGCGTTTCGATCATGCACGTAACTACGCCCTCTCTATTGTGCCTCTCGACATCGACCTTTGTATTGCCCTTGACATGGATGAGATCTTGCTCCCCGGCTGGAGAGAAGCCCTCGAAGCCATGCCCCTCGGTATCACCCGGCCACGCTACAAGTACGTATGGTCATGGAATGAAGACGGCACAGAAGGTTTGGTCTACGGCGGAGATAAAATCCACCACCGTCACGGCTACAAGTGGAAGCACCCAGTCCATGAAGTCATCACCCCTACCGACCCCACATTCCTAGAGGGATACCATTTCGTCCCCGGGCTAGAAATCCATCATCACCCAGATCAAACAAAGTCCCGAGGCCAGTATTTCGATCTCTTGAAACTTGCCGTCGAAGAAGACCCGATGGACGACCGCAACCAGTTCTACCTAGCACGAGAGTATTTCTTCCACCGCCAATACAAGGAAGCAACTAGACATTTCAAGAAGCACCTAGAACTGTCCCATTGGGGGGCTGAACGTGCGGCCTCATGCCGCTACCTAGCCAAGTGCCAGTTCGGCGACGAAGAACATTGGCTCTGGCGAGCAGTTGCCGAAGATCCAATGCGTCGAGAAAACTGGGTAGACATCGCCGAATACCACTACTGGAACACCCGAGACTGGGTAGCAGTACGTTCCGCTTGCCAGATGGCTTTCCGGATCACCGATAAACCTCTCGACTACCTATGTGAAACAAAGGCTTGGGGTTGGCTCCCCCACGATCTCATGGCCATCGCCTCCCACCAACTAGGTGACACCGACGAAGCGTGGTACCACGGGGCGCAAGCGGTGGCACTCAAACCCGGAGACGAACGGTTGGAGCGCAACCTGCAATGGTACCGGGGTTAGGCTATTATCAGGGTGTCCCTGTCTTAAGGAGCCACAATGAAGAAGATGTCCGGCAAGAAGCACGAAAAGATGGAAGGCCCGATGGAGCGCATGAAGGAGTATGGCTCCAAGAAGGGCGGCATGAAGAAGCCTGCCAAGAAGAAGATGGGCAAGAAGAAGTGAAGAAGAAGACCAAGGCCCAGAAGAAAGTGGGCAAGGTCATGCGTGAGTTCAAGTCCGGCACCCTCCATTCCGGCAAGGGTGGCAAGGTCGTCAAGTCACGTAAGCAGGCCGTTGCTATTGCCATGTCTGAAGCCGGTATGAAAATGAAGGCAAAGAAGAAGAAGTGACCACAGCCGCCCAACTCATTACCCGTACCCACCGGCAACTTCTGTCTGGTGTGGTCGAGGAACGCAACAAACTGGTTTCGAGTCTTAATACGACATCGACCTCTGTTGCGCTGACCTATGAGGTGGGAGGAATCCGTGCAGGTGCAGTCATCGAAATCAACGCAGAACAGATGTATGTCTGGGCTGTGGACGAATCAACCAAGACAGCAACCGTAGAACGTGCCTTTAACGGCACGACCGCAAGTTCTCATGCCGCCAACACCATCGTCGTCGTGAACCCAAGGTTCCCTCGCAACCAGATTCTCGAAGCGATCAACGACGAGATGGCAGATCTCAGTTCTCCCATGCACGGGCTGTTTCAAGTCAAAGTCCTTGACATCGAATACAACCCATCGAACAGGCAAACTAATCTTCCTGCGGTCTCAGACATCATGGACATCATCGAAGTCAGATACCGCTACAAGTCCGACGACTACAAAAAAATCAACGATGTCAAGTTGATCCGTGACCTTCCGACCAAAGACTTTGGTTCGGCTATGGCCCTTCAGGTAGACAGCAACATCCCTGCATCTGACGTACGTCTTGTCTACAAGTCGCCTTTCAGCCGTCTTGCCACAGAGAACGATGACCTGCAAGTTGTTGCTGGGTATCCGCAGTCTGCCGAAGACATCCTTGTTATGGGAGCGCAGATCCGACTCATGTCCCCTCGTGAGATTAAGCGTAACTTCACAGAGTCGCAAGGTGACACTCGACGTTCAGATGAAGTGCCACCGGGCGCAGTATCGAACTCGATCACTAACTTGCTTCGTTTGCGCCGTGACCGCATCACCGCCGAAGCCGCAAAACTGACTCGAAAATACCCCACGTTCTTGCAGAGGGTCTAACCCATGTCGCTCCCGACTTTTACCCTTTCGTTTGTAGGGACACCGCCGTACTTCTCTGGCACCGGGACATCAACACTTGTCCCCGATGTCTACCCGGTGGCGATTAACGGCCGCCCGTACATGGTCGATCAAAAGTCCGGACGTTTCCAGCGAGGCTACGAACAACGTGTCCGTGACTCACAAGACATCTCTACCGCACCCGGCGAATCGGCTATCAACCCGGGTGGTCTGTGGCGACGAGGCCAAGACTCATGGCATCTTGGCGCAGGACAAAAGTATGCAGATACCGCCGACGCTCAGGACTTCAGATTTTACAAGTCCAAAGGCATCAACGTCTGGGACAAAGGCCGGATCAGTCTTCTGAACTCTACGGCGTTAGCCCTATCTTCGGCTAATACAAACTTGTTCATGTGTGTCGTCAGGTCGTCTGGTGGCACCGAATACTTGTATGTCGCAGACGGTTCAACACTTAAATACACAACTGATCCCTTTGCTGGGACAGTTTCTTGGACATCGGTCACGACTGGTTCACCGGGGACAGCCATCACCGGCCTTGAAACAAACGGCGAAAATGTCTTTATCGGTTACACGAGCAATGACATCTACACAACTACCCCCGGTTCGTCTTCTGTCTCTTTGTTCTACCCAACATCAGGGACGGCGAACCAAACCTATTACGCATTCGGTTATGCAAAAGCACGAGGCTTTGCCGCAGTAGCGCAAGACCTTTACGCCATCGGCCTCGGGTCTGGTGGCCATACAGTTTTTTATGACAACCCAGATACCACGATGCGCTGGGTCGGGGCCGCACCCGGAGCGAATGCTATTTATGCCGCCGCTTATTCAGGTGAACATTCGTACATTTACAAGATCACTATCAAAACAGATGGGACACTCGATGTCCCGGTCGTAGCCCTCGAACTGCCAGTCGGAGAAATCGTTTCAGCGATCTACGGATACCTCGGTTTCATCATGCTCGGCACCAACAAGGGAGTCCGGTTTTGTTCGCCAGACTCGAACAATAACCTTGTTGCCGGTTCGATCATCCCCACTTCCAGCCCGGTGTACGACTTCACCGCAGAAGACAAGTACGTGTGGTTCGGGTGGACTAACTACGATGGAGCATCGTCTGGCCTTGGCCGACTCGACCTGTCACAGTTCACAGCGACTAACACCCCTGCATTCTCCAGCGATCTTATGTACGCCGACACATCCGCCGTTAAGTCGGTGACATCGTTTGGTGGGAAGAGACTGTTCAGTTTGTCGGGTATCGGTGTCATTGCTGAAGACACAGGGAACCTTGTCACCACGGGGACTATCGAAAGTGGCATCTACCGTTGGGGTATCCCAGACCGTAAGTTCGTTGCCAAAGTAGATGTTCGTGCCGAACCTTTGGTTGGTTCTGTCAAGGCGTACCTCAACACCGACGAGGGCGGATACGAATCTCTCGATACATGGTCTACAAGTGGTAGCACCGAATACACCTACAACGGGACAGACACCAAAGCCATCGAAGCATCGTTCAAGTTCGACCTTAGTAGAGCAACCGCTACGACCGGCCCCACCGTTACTCGGTGGATGGCCCGGGCCTACGCCGCCCCATTCCGCTCACAGGTATTCGTTGTACCCATCGTCCTCCATGAGAAGATCAGGCTCAAGGACAAGGACTACTACATCAACGTCCAAGAAGAACTAGACGCATTCGACAGGTTGATCGAAAGCCCCACCATCGTCGTCCTCCAGATCGGTCACCGATCCCACACGGTCATTGTGGAAGACCTTGAATGGTCGCCCCTTGACCACAACGGGAACGACTGGGACTGGGACGGGACACTTACTGTTACAATGCGTTCGGTCGAGAACTAGGAGACACAATGGCACTTCCAGTACGAAAGGGTTATTCAGGGACAGGTGTCTCGACAACGCTGACCTCTAGCCCCACCCTGTCTGACACCACGTTCACCGTGGCCGCTGTCACCAACTGGCCTAACACGTATCCGTTCTACATCGTTGTCGATCCCGGTACCGCCAAAGAAGAAAAGATGAAGGTCACGGGTGTTTCGACCCTGACCCTGACAGTTGTTCGTGGGCAAGATGACACTACCGCTGTCGCCCATTCTTCGGGCGCAGTTTGCTACCCGGTGTTCACCGCTGACGAGGCTGACGAAGCGAACCTTGTTGCCTCTGCTATGACAACCAAGGGTGATCTCATCACCACCGATGGAACCGACATCAACCGTCTGGCTATTGGCACTAATGCTCACGTGTTGCAGGCTGACTCAACTGCCACAAACGGGATGAAGTGGGCCACGGTCGGAGCCTCAAGTCTTGCCACCGATGCCGTCGAAACGGCGAAGATCAAAGATGCGAATGTCACCCCGGCAAAGTTGTCGTTTGCTGTTGCCGGTGTAATCTCACCGTACATTGGGGCAAGCGCACCTACTGGGTGGTTGCTCTGTGACGGATCAACTGTCACCAACGGGCAGACTCTCCATCCTGATCTATGGGCTGTACTCCCAGCCTCTTTTAAGTCTGGTGCTGACATTATTCTGCCGAACCTTAAGGGTAAGGTCATTGTCGGTCTTGATTCTTCTGACACGGCCTTTGACACTATTGGTGAAACTGGTGGTGACAAGAACAGCACAGCGGCGCACACGCACTCTCTGTCTGCTCACACTCACCAGATGCAGAATCACACTCACGGTCTGTCAAGCCACACACACAGCGTGTCGGGTGTCACGATTTATGACAGCGGAACAAGTGGTAACTGGGGTCTTATTGCCACCAACCAGACCGGTTCGATCAACGCTTTCATTCAGGCCACAGTCACGTCCCCTACGGGCGGCCCGTCGAACAACACCTCCAACGGCCCATCCTCGAACGTCACCACCGGCCCGAACTCGGACGTGACTGGCGCATCGTCGGTCGGGGCAACCAACGGGAACCTTCAGCCGTACATCGTCTTCAACTACATCATTAAGACCTGATAGACTTAAGACAGCAGTCACGGAGGGGCAGAGAGGTAGCCCTGAAATGATGAGTCTTAAGATCGCAAAGGACATCGCTGGCCGTATGGTCGCTCTGTTCCTCGTCTCTTCACTTGGGATCATCACCGGTTCGAGCGTCATCAACGCCATCAACCCAGATCAGCAGATGCCTCTTTGGTATGCCGCCGCACTCGCTGGGTTCACCGCTGTCGCTAATGTCGTGACCAAGTTGGCTCAGGCATCACTTGATGGCAAGTTGTCAGCCGAAGAGGTAGACGAGGCGTTCGGTGTTAAGACCACCACACGTGAAGCGGTTAATGCCAAGAAGGCTGAAGTGGAAGAGGCGGCTGAGGTAAGTGACGAGTCGGCTCTCTAGGGCCGTTCTTTTCACCATAGGGGTACTGGTACTCGTACTGGCCTCAACAGCGCAAGCCCAGAACTTCAGGGTTTCTAACGCAACTGACTTCTGGTTCGAGTTCCAAGAAGAGACTGTCTTCTCAGTACGCACATACGAGGTAGACGGCTACTGGTCTGATCCTCATCTCTGGCTGTATGACGAGCAAGGGCAACTACTCACAGCGAATGACGACTGGTTCGGCTTACAGTCATTTGTCCAGTACACAGTTGCACCCGGTATGTACCGTCTTAGGGCAGGGGTGTGTTGTGGCGACCCTGAGCGTTGGCACCAAGGCGTTCAGTATGACGTATCAACAGATACGGCCCCGGTACAAACAACTACAACAGTTGAGGACACGACTACAACAGTTGCGACAACGACGACGAGTAGTACCATCGAGACATGGGTAACGAGTACGACGACAACGAGCGAGCCAACGCCTACAACCGCCACATCTACTTCGAGTTCGCCAACATCGTCCAGCACTACAACGACACAGCCCGTCCCGACCACGACAACATCGACTACACCCCAGCCGACCTCGACAACCTCGACGGAGACGACTACGACAACAACGGTGATCCCGTCGAGCCTTTCAGCAACTTCGACCAGTTCCTCGGTAGTGTCGTTACCGCCGTCGAGCAGTTCGGTTCCTTCTCCGCCATCCCAGACGACTACGAGTTCGACGGAGAGCAAGAGACCGTCATCGACATCTTCCTCCCCCACGACGACGACGATCCAGACGACGACGACTCAGACGAGCCTGCCGGTGGAATCGTCATCAACATCTTCCGCCCCATTCGTCCCCGTCGAAAGCGAAACAAAGAAGCCTGAGAAGGTTTTTGTTCAGAAGGTCGGGATAGGCCCGATTAAGTTCACGATCCAAGTCACAGAATCGGAGCGGCGCACAGTTGTTGCGGCCGCCATTGTGCAGATTACGGCTGTTGCTAGTATTTCAACGATAGCGAGTGGGGGTAGTACACCTAGGAGACGACGATGATCGAGGCCATACTGCGACGGGTCTTTAAGGCACCCACTATTGTCGTACAGTTCGAGGAGGATAAGAACCTCCCCCAATGGTCGATCACACTCGGTGAACTAGAAGCCGCCACTATCGGTGTAGAGACCGGAGAAATAGCCCTCGTCTCTAATGAGCCTGTCACCGTCCTCCCCGGGGATGGCAACACAGCGGCCGAATCTGTTATCGGATACGTAGGCACCGGCGCAGTCCACGTCAGGCGGCAGATCATGTCACGCATCACCCGGCACCTCATTGGCGGTGCGTGGACTATCGCCGGTATGGTCATCGTCATTGTCACTCTGTCTGGTGCGGCAAGGATGATCGCCTTATTTCTCTGTGTGATAGCGTTCGTTGTTGATCTCATGTCCATCGCTATTAGGAGACCATGATGCCACGCAAGTACACAGGAAATACCGATGGGGTCAGCCGTACAGGATCACGCCCCGGGGTCAAGAAGTTCGTGCAGATCGCTCAGAAGCGTGGCTTCCGGAATCTCGGCATCTTTGCCAACCGTTCGATGAACAACCCAGCCGCTAAGAAAGGCGACCCTCGCTGGCTGTCTGTCCACGCCACCGGCCGTGCGTGTGACATCGGTTACACAGACCGGGCTAAGGCTCTGGAGATGTGGGACTTCCTGCTCGCCAACACAAAGGAACTCGGCATCGAAGAGATCCACGACTACGCCTACGACGACAACGTGAAAGACAAGGAACTTGGATGGGGCCGTGGCTACCGTTGCTCACGTGGCGAAGGCGAGAAGGGCGTAAAGATTTACAACGCCAAGGAAAATGCTGGTTCACGTGGCGGTAAGTGGCTCCATGTGGAACTCACCCCAGAGATGGCAGACAACGCTAACAAGTTCAGGGCCGCATGGAAGGCGGCAGTCAAGAAGCAGAAAGAACAGGCTGGTGCTTAAGGCAATAGTCGCAGGCTGGATAATGTTCGGCCTGATCTTGGCGGTAATCCTTGTTTCGATTTATCGTGAAGCGGTGAAGATCGAACGTAAGAGCGACTGGTTCTACGAATGAGCGTGGCACAATGGATTATCACAGCCGGTGGTGTCGTCGGCGCATTGGGAGTTATCTTTCATACTGTCGTAAGACCAGTTGTTCGTTGGGCGAAGAGGATCGAAAGCGCAGTTTCTACTGTTGAACAGAACATGATGAACAATGGTGGTTCGTCGTTGCGTGATGCTATTGACCGCATCGAAAAGCGTCTAACGGAACTCGAAGGAATGGTTGCTGGCACAGCGGCAAAACCAACAGTTGCACGAAAGCCACGCACACCAAAGAAGTGATACCTTTGCCTGTCTTATGACAGAGCAAGACATTGACATCCTGATCCAATACCTCCGAAAAGTTGTTGTCCCGGCCCCGGATCACGAAGCATTTATGAGGGCTTTCGAGCGTTTAGTTGCCATACGCAACCGGCCAAAACAGGCCGCCTGACGTTCGCTAAACTCGACCCATGACGGCAATGAAGAACTGGCTGACCTGCCCTAGTTGCGACTACGGATGGGACATCACCGAAGGCCGCAACTGCCCCATGTGCAAGACCGAAGGCGAAGCAGACGGGGAGTGGGACAATGGAAGCAAGTGAGTATCCCATCGTCATTATCCGCTGGGCTGACGCACACGCAGGAGAAGGCGGCTGGCTTGCACTCGAAACCTATGAGGACGAAGGCGAGTGCATCGTCACAACCGTAGGGTTCCTTGTCCCCTCTGATGCACCCGGTGGGAAGAAAGATCATCTCACCGTATGGCAGACGATCACCGAAGGCGAAGGCATCCACCCGTTCCACATCCCTGCCGCAATGGTTCGTGACGTGACTTTGGTCACAAAACCAGAGGAAACGTCAAACGAGTCTTGACCGTGTAACACCCCCTGTGTAGAGTCGCCGACAACATCAACACAGAAGGGGGCCACATGGCACTTCATAGGTATCGGATCACTAAGCCCACACATGGGTCGGGGGACTGGCTGAACGCCCGGTTCTGGGACGAGAAGGGGAACAAGCGAGTGTCGGCCTCGGCGGCCGCCGCTATCTACGGTCTTCATCCTTTCGTTCCGATGGACACGTACGCCGCTGAACTTCTCTCTGAGGTTCCACCCACGCCGGTCGCACCGAACGAGGCGATGGAGCGAGGCAACCGTCTGGAAGACCCGATCATGCAATGGGCATCTGACCGTCTCGGTATCGAGTTCATCACGCCGGACGAAATGTTCGTCGCTGAGTCCAAGGGTGGCGCACGAATGATCGCAACCCTCGACGGCTTCAACGAGCAAGGTGATGAGCGCAAGGTGCTGGAGATCAAGACCACCACCCGTACATGGGAAGGCGAACTGCCGGACTATTGGCGTATCCAAGGTGTACAGCAGGCCATCTGTGCAGACGTGCAGGAAATCACGTGGGCAGTCTTTGACCCGTCGATGAAGTTGCATCTCCACACACAGCACATCACCCCAGCGGAGCAGGCAGAACACATCTCTGCTGTCGAGAAGTGGCTCAACGCCATTGACCTCGGCATGACCCCGGTCGGTGTGAAGTGGTCATACGAAACCATCTCGACTCGCTACCCTAAGTCAGAACCCAAGATTATTGAGTTGCCTGACGAACTGGAAGAAGTTGTCGAGCAGTTCCGTCACGTTAAGTCTGAGGCCAAGGCTTACGCCGAACTCGAAGATCAGTTGAAGGCTCGCATCTGCGAGTTGATGGGAGACGCAGACACCGCTACTATCAAGGGTGTCACAGTTGCGACATGGAAGGGACAGTCACGGGAATCTCTTGACATCAAGGCATTCAAGGCCGCCCACCCGGACATCGCAAAGCAGTTCAGCAAGCAAGTGACCACACGCACATTCCTATTGAAGGGGAGCAAGTAATCATGGAAGAAAACACGAAAGCCCTGCTTGACGTTCTCAAGCACTACGCCGTACCCGATCCGAAGATCGTCGGCAAACTGCCCAAGGGCGGTCGCCAACTCGACTTCGTGGGTCACGCCGACATCACCAAGATCCTGATCGAGATCGACCCGAACTGGCGTTGGGTTCCTTGTGGTTGGGAGAACGGCCGTCCGGCTATCCACGTTCAGAACGGCATCGCAACGATGTGGGGAGAACTCCAACTACTCGGCCAAGGCCGCCTCGGTGTCGGCTCAGTCGCCGCTGACAAGGCAGACCTCGACAAGGAACTGGTCTCTGACTTCCTCCGTAACGCCGCTATGCGTTTCGGTATCTGCCTGTCTCTCTGGACGAAGCAGGAATGGGATGACGTAGACCAGCCCAGCCCTGTACGTGCCGCACCTAAGCCGGTGAACAAGGCCGCTGAGGTGGCAGAGCGCATGGCTAACAAGATCGCCGCACAGCAAGTGCCGGGTGAGATCACAGAAGAACAGCGCACACAGTTCATGGTCGCCTGCGAGAAGGCCGGTCTGGAACCTGCCACGGTGGCACAGAACGCTGGCCTCGACTGGAACAAGCCGATCCGTGAGATCGACCTTCCTGCCTTAAGGGAGGCATTCCGTGAACTCAAGTCATTCAAGGAAGGTGCGTGATGGCGAACAAACGTACCGTCGATCCAGACGCAACCGAAGCGTCGATCCGGATCATCGGCCTCCGTGTCACACAGAAGCAGTTGGAGCAGATCGCTTTCCTCTGTGAGAAGCGTGGCGTGAAGCGGAGCCGCCTGTTCCGTGATCTTCTGATCGAGGCATGGATTCGGGAGCAGGAACCGGAGCCGTTCTAATGGCGAACCGTTGTACCTGTAATGTCGGGTTCAACTGGGAACACGGGCCGTGTGATTACTGCACGGACGAAACGTGTCACGACTGCGAGCATGAGTCAGGCGAATGTCCAGATGACTGCTACTGCGACTGCAATGACAACGTAGACCCAGACGACGAGGATCAAGATGGCGATAGGTAGCGGAGCCGAGATAGGCATCGTGTTCGGCCGCTGGGGTGACATGACCCCGGCACAACAAGACGAATGGTGCCGAACATTCCGTGACCGTTTCGGCGCAGACCTAATGAAGGGCTACGCAACTGTCGATTACCCGAAGGGAAGAACAAAAAACTATGGAATGCACAAAATGTCAGGATTACAAGATGATCCTGAAGGACAACATGAGGGCATGGCAGAAGGTGGCAGAACTGGAAGCCCGGCTCCGGGAGATGGAAGTCGAGTACAACCGGTTGAACCGTGAGTTAGCGAGGACTTATGAGTAGTGAACTTAATCGAGAGATTCGGTGCAGTTCGTACCGTAACTCAGGGACAACAGAGTTCACATTTATCCTGAGCAACGATCAAGGTGCCGCAACATTTATCTTCCGGCCGTGGGCTACGAGCATTAACGGGATGGATCTAGGTGTTCATTGGAGAACGTACTTTGATGGTTCTACCTACATGAGAGACACGTGTCAGTTCATTGGCTGTCGTTGTTTCTATGACGGTAGTGGGTTTCAAGCGGAGAAACTGTACGAGGAGTTCACCGAGCATGGCCCGGATGTTGTGTGGAAGCGTCTTGAGGAAATACTTGTGGATACAAAACATCAAGTTGTGGACATTGTTGCCGAGTATCAGAAAGCGATGACCAGATGAAACGTAAAAATGATAGGTACGAGGCTATGCGTGATGGCCATTGGTGGTCTGTTGTCGATCTTAAGACAATGAAACGTGTCCCCTGCCCGTTGAACTACATCGGCTATTACCACAATAAAAAAGATGCACGTTTAGTTGCCAAAGCATTAAACCAGAAGGACTTAGAGTTGAAGAAAAAGGCCGGGGGATTTCTTGGTATGACAACAACAATGACTATCTTTGATGAAGCCTATGTTTTTACGGCCAAGAAAGAGTGCGTGTGCGACATTATCCCGTGTAAATGTGGATCGGAGGGATGTGATGAGGCGTAAAGATGTAGGTCGTCTGGCACGTGAACTTGCCGCCACCATTAGTGATCTTCGGATGGCTATGACGAAACAGTATGAGACGTTTCAGCGTCAAAGCGAAAGTATCTCGTACCTAAGACAGCAGTTAGATACTGTGTCAGCGCAGGCAAGGATGTTCTCGTATGAGAGTGACTTCTGGAAACAGGTTGCTATCCATGTCGTGACACAGCACGGTTCTGTTCTTAACCCGGAGTGTGGCAAGTGCCAGACCGTGATGAAGGAGTTACCCAATGAGTAAGCAAAGGGCTAAGGGTACGGCCGCAGAGACAGCGGTAGTGAAATACCTACAAGCCAACGGGTTCCCTCATGCTGAACGCCGGGCGTTACACGGGATCAACGACAAGGGAGACATCACGGGCTGTGGCCCAGTTGTCTTCGAGGTCAAAGATCACGGCACTCTGAAGTTAAGCGAATGGATCTCCGAACTTAAGGAAGAGATGGCCAATGCCAAAGCCGACACCGGGACTGTTGTCGCTAAGAAGCGAGGCACCCTGAAGGTGGAGGACTGGTATGCAGTCATGCCCTTCTCCGTCTTCGTCGCTCTATTGAAGGATGCTGGTTATTGAGAAAGCCGTTCGACCCGGCTCTCTATGAGAGCGATGACAATGCGAAGTATGCAGTCATCGACTGGTTATTCACCAACGACTTCTATGCGTGGGTGAACCCAGACCAGTACGGGATCGACGTTCTCGCTTTTAAGGACTGGCTCGACTATGGGTTTGAGGTGGAGGTGAAGCACAACTGGAAAGGCGAAGACTTCCCATTTCATACGGTTCACTTCTCTGCCCGGAAGCAGAAGTTCATTGCACCGAATCATTACTTCACAATGCTGAACGATGACCGGTCGTATGTTCTTGTTGTTGATGGGCCGACCCTGCTGTATTCATCTGTCGTAAGTAAGGAAACGAAATACACAAGCGATGAACAGTTCATTACTGTTCCGCTTAATAGGTGTTCGATCTTTCGGCTAGACTGACCTAATCCGTTTCACGTTTAGGAGGTCTGTCACGAACCACACCTGACCATGTTCCCCGATCAAAGGAGGCTCCATGCTGAAACGCATTCTGACCCCACTCGTACTACTAACCCTTATCCCTACTACCCCAACCCTCGCCGCTTCCAGCGGCCAAAAGGACTACGCCTGTCCTAAGGCAATGAAGATCGCCCGGAAGGTCGGCTTCGCCCGGAAAGACCTTCCCACCCTCGACCGGATCATCTACCGGGAATCCCGGTGCCAGCCCAAAGCAGTCGGCTGGAACTACCGATCCGGCATGGATCACACCGACTGCCGCCTCCAGCCGTGGCCACAGTACCGACGCTGTAAAGCAGTCCGATCAGCCGACTTCGGACTCACCCAGATCAACGACTCATCATGGGTGACCTACCTCCGGAATCGTAAAATCATCAAAAGTTCAGAAGATCTGCTGAACCCCGAGACCAACCTCCGTGCCGCCAAAGCCCTGTATGACTATTCTCTCAGCAGGGGATACCACGCATGGAAGCAATGGGATACAAAGAGACCGAGCGGTTCTGGAAACGTGTCCTCATCGGCGACCCCCAAGACTGCTGGGAATGGCAAGGCTCCCGGAGAGGAGACGGCTACGGCCAGATCTACATCCGTAAGAAACACCGTGCCGCCCACCGCTATTCGTTCTTCATCGCTAACCTCTACTGGCCTCCGGTCGTAAGACATAAGTGCGACAATAGGACGTGCGTGAACCCACACCATCTCGAAGGCGGAACCCAGTCAGACAACATGAGAGATGTTGTAGACCGAGGGCGACACTTCTACGCATCGAAAACGCATTGCATCAACGGTCACCAGTTCACAGAAGAGAACACCTACCGACGACCCAACAACAGCCGGGAATGTAGAACGTGCCGAAGGGAACGGAAGAATGCCCAAAACAGTCTGGACTTGTGAGAGGTGCGGTATCAGGGTTACCCTGTACGTCACACCCTCCGAGCCTCCAACCCATCCCTGCCGTAAGGCAGTAGGAAAACAAAAACCACTAACCAAGAAAGAAGGGGAGACCCAATGAATCACATCACTATCCACGGGAACGTGGGCGGAGAACCAGAACTGCGCTACACGCAGGGCGGTATGGCCGTCATCGAGTTCTCTGTCGCTGACACCTACGGCAAGGAAGACAAGAAGAAGACGACATGGCACAACGTCATCGCCTTCGGACAGATCGCTGAGAACTTCGCCGCATCAGCCGCCAAAGGCAACAGCGTCATCGTTTCCGGCCGTTACGAGGTCGAGGAATACACAAAGAAAGACGGAACCAAAGGCAAGTCTGTCAAGGTTGTTGCCGATGAGATCGGGATGTCGCTCCGCTGGGATCGCTGGGTCAAGGATCAGACCGATGCTGTCATGGCCAAGGTCGGCAAAGTCTTCCCGAACGCTTCACTCGTAGACGAAGAGTTCTGACATGGATCTATCCAAGATCGACTTCGATCATTGGATGGAAATAGGACTCCAACGTGGGTTCGTCGGGCCACCAGTCTGCTCGACCCACGATGGAATCCCCATGACCAGATCAGAAGAAGAAGAGTTTGAGCAGGGCTTCGATCCCTGCATTCATGTCATAAGACCGTACGCATCAGAAGAGGAACGAACCAATGTCGAAGCGAATCACCCACCGACCATCGGGAGAAACCCTCTCCGGTGACGGAGCAGAGATCTGCATCGAGGCGTATGACCTCATCACCGGGGATCGCAACGACCAGTACGACCACCCGTACGAGGATTACGCCAAGGTAGCGGAGATCTATCAGGCCATCACCGGCATTCATCTGTCGGTTGAGCAGGCTGTTCTGTTCCCGTTGGCGATGAAACTGGCGAGGATGAGAACTGCTCGTGACAAGGGTCGATGGCATCACGACTCGGTGGTGGACGCTATCGGATACCTCGGGTGTCTGAACATGATTCACCGCCACGATGTCTGACTTAAGTTTCACTCGGGCGCATCCGGACTGTACTCATTGCGGCACCGTCGAACGAGCATTGACTCCGTGGCCTCAGTCTGTGCATGACACGTGTCCTTGTATCTGCCACGGACAGAAGACGAGCCGGGCTGTGGCTGAACGTAAAGCATCAAAGAAGGGGAGAAGGAAGAAGTGACGTGGTGGGAGAAAGCCGCCTGCGCTGGGATGTGGAAGGAAGATCCGACGATCTTCTTCCCAGACATTGAGAGGGGGCAGACCGGGGCGCACGTGTGGGATCGGGCAAGGGAGATCTGTTCGTCCTGCTCTGTGCGCTCCGAATGCCTTGAGTTCCAGATGCAGTTCGAGGAAGTGACCGGCCGCCGTGACGGTATGTGGGGTGGCTTAAGTCCGAAGGAGCGAGACAAGTTGTTCTGGGAAAGGGTAAAGCCCCAGCCGCAGGGAAGGGGAAACCTGCGGCCGGGGCCGAATGGATCGTAGCAGTTTGCTACGGGAGTTGTCGTATCTGGTAGGAGGACTGGTAGTAGAGGGAGCAGTTCTTGGCGGCCTGCTCGGCCATGTCGTAAGACCGGAAGATCGCCGCCCGGTGAACGCTCTTAGACCAACACCAGACTTCCTCGTAGTCGTACCGGAAATAAGACAGAGGCTTGCAGTTCCCGACCGTGAACACGATCACGTACCGTTTAACCTCCGGGGTGGGTTCTCTTAGAACTCGGTAAGCCAGTAGTCGTCGTTCGTACCGGCGCACGAGGGACACACATCGTTCCCAAGTTTTCTTTTCCATCCGTTCCCCTTCGCTTGTTTCCATACCCAATGTGCGTTCACGTCGCTGATACGTGAGATCGTTCCACAGATGTCGCACCTCATCCGGTACTCAGGGAAGATCGTCATGCCGTGACGGCTCCATGAGTAGGGCGAGGGAGGCGAGCCACATCGACCCGAATGCCGGGAGTGAGACGTACGCCGGAGCGTTGTTCTCTGCGAGCCAGACGGTGACTGGGAACGACCAGAGCAGGAGGGCGAGGCCGATGAACGTCTCTATCCTGTCGGCGATGTCGTGCCGCTTGCGTCGAGCCGGGCGAGCCTCTTTCTCCATTTCGGGTGTCCATGCCATGACGGCCGGGTGTCTGTGTGACCAGTTCTTCTTCATGTCAGTTTGCTCCTATCAGTCGTTCGAGGGCGGCCATGCGCCACGTGTCACGGGCTATGCCGTAAGTCAGGTCTTTTGCTTCGGTGAGTGTTGTCGTGCGAGCGGCTGGCTCCATGCCGGAGTGGCAACAGTCGAGCCATTCCGCTTTCTCGATGGTGCCGTCTGCTCTTGTAATGATGTGGCTCTCCGGGCATGGCTCATGGATCTCCCAATACTCCACCTTCCCGGTGTCGTCGTTGAGAATCGGCCATAGGAGGCATCCTCGGTGCCGCTGTGGGCTGGTCATACTTTCCCCTTCTGTTGGTGACTTGCGTCCGAATCATTATCCCATACCGTGAAACGCTTGTCAAGTTGGGCGATGTGGATCTGCTCGCCGTCGAGGTCGAGAACCACCCGGTAACGGTCTCCAGTCTCGATGTCCACCACGTTGTACGAGGCACCCAGTCGGCCGGACAGTCCGATCCATTGGGCGGCATGGTCGATCTTCTCGAAAGACCTCCGCACGTTCCCGTTGTCTGCTCTGAACTTCATGTCTTAAGCCCTCACTTCCTGCAACTCGCCGTACCGCTCCACCCAGTCAGCCAACTTGGCGTACTGCTCCATACGCCACCCGGCCTGCATCGTCTGTTCGTATCGGAGGCAATGCTGGGAAATGCTGTACCCCATGTTCCCTCGCTGTGGTGTCATGCCCTCATCGTCGTCGGCCTTCGCTTGCGTCAGCCGGTCGAGGTCTTTCTGCAATGCTTCGATGAAGTAGCGCATCTGCCGGATCGTCTCGTCTCGTGCGTCCTTCGCCGACTGCCGTGCCTGCTCGTAGGTAAATGTCTTCATGTCTTAAGCCCTCACTTTCCCTGCTGGTAACGGGCGTAACGTGTGCGGCCGATCCAGTCGCCGTCGATGTACTTGGCCGGGATGGCCACCTCTCGCACCGACTCGGGCGTGAACCCGTAGTGACGGAACCATACGGCCGCATCGCAGTCGCCTTCCAAGTAGGCGAACCCTTCGTGCTGGTAGGAGTAGGTCGAAATGTCGAGGCCGTGGCAAGTGTCGAGCGGAACCTTTAGCCATTCGTGGCCGCCGTCAGCGATCCACATGAGTCGAGGTATCCCGTGTGCCGGGGCGTGGTCTTGGTCTATGGTCATTGTTCTCCCCTTCGGAGTGTTGCTACTGCCGCCCGGGTGGGTGGCATGGTGGGTGTCTGGGACTCGAACCCAGAAGTCTGCCTGTCACCCTGCCTTAAGTCAGGCTTGTGTTGGTAGTCCGGCGTTCTCGTAGGCTCGCTCCAACTCGAACCGGGTGCCGTAGGTCTTCTCCCAGATCCCTAGCATCTCTGCCAGAAGTCCCTTCTCTCGTTTGCTGGTGGTGCCGTACGTCTCCCGGCAGAAATGAATCATGTTCGTTCGCACGGTGCGGCCGCCTGACCCCACTCGTAGCGATAGTTCCGTGATGGCGCAGAGCATCTGAAACTGATCCATGAAGTCCTTGTCAGTAGTCATGTCTTAAGCCTCCAGTTCTGCGAGTAGGTCGATGGTGTTGGCCGTCGAGACGGTGAGGCTCACGCCCCACCCCTCGGGGAGGTCTGCCGCCATGTCGGCGACGAATGGCCGGATGGCCGTGTCGATGAACATCCCGGCCGATGGTGCTGGATGTTCGATGGCGATGGTGACGATGGTCTTCATGTCTTAAGACCTACCTTCCTGCTTCACGATGGCGAGGACGGCACGGCGAGCGGCTTCGGAGGTGGCGTACTGGCCGAAGTCTCCGATGGTCTCGATGGTGCCGTCAGCGTTGGCCATGCGGATCGTGTAGCGGCGACGGCCACCCCATGCGCCCGGGTTCCCGTAGCGGTCTTGGTAGTCGTCCTGCTCGGAAGAGATGAAGTACCGGCCACCGTAGACCTTGCGGCCTACCTTGCACCCGAAGAATCGAAGAGTAGCCGGGTCGAACCAATGGTGACCGCTCCTCTGATTCTCGTACCGAATCTCTCCAATGTGTGTGAACCAGTAGCCCGGCTCGGTTGATGTTGTTGCCACGGTGTTTCCCCTTTCTGTGGCGTGTTGTATGTGTCTCCGGAATCGTAGAACATTTCCGGGATGGTGTCAAGTACCATCGTGGATGGCCGGGAATCGAACCCGGCGAGACGGCCACCCGTCCACCCTGTCTTAAGTCCTAAGCGTTGCACCTCTCGCACTTGAGTCGATCACTCTCGGGGATGTCCTCCAATGCGCTAGGCCACTCGTCAAAAGTAACGCCCATGTCGTCGGAACACTCGCCGCATAGCACCTCGTCATCGAGGCTCACGCTCCAAGGGTTCGCCCGTACCTCGTCCCACGTGGCGCAGAAGTGTCGGAGCCTCCCAGCCGCCTTCACCTCGTCGCCTCGCCGGAGCCGCCGCACTTGCTCGGCCTCCCATGCCTCGCCTCTGTCGATGGTCTCGCTCATGTCTTAAGACCTCGCTCCCAGTACCGCCGCCTCGATGCCGAACCCGAACGCCGTGCGCCCGTGAGAGTGTTCGAGGATGACCGTCCTATCGGCCTCCACCTCTTCTACGCCCGGCTCGTCGCCGGTGATGTCGTTGGCCGCCGCTAGTGCCGCCTCCATGTTCTCCGCCTCAATGGTGACCCGGTAGACCGTTCCTACCAGTACCTCGACCTCGTAGGTCTTGCTCATGTTTTCCCCTTGCTTTCTGTCTTAAGTCGGAGGGACTTTCCCTCCTCTCCCTCCACCGACCCGGAGCCGATGAAGAGAGAGCAGGAGGCCGGAGCGAACCCCGGCCGCCTCCCCGGCCTCACTCTGCCGCTAGGAAATGCTCTCCGCACTCATCGCACCCGATACCCTTGTCCAAGACCTTTCGGCTCGCACGAATCGAATCACCGCACCCACACACGGCCTTGAGAAGATTCTTATTCCGGCCGGTGCCTCCCCGGCTCCCGGCTCCGGTCTTGGGACGTGATCCGCCTCCGAAGATCCCGAACCCTCCCCCGGTACCGAATCCCTCCCGGGGAGCCGATGCCACGATAGCGGCCTCCAGCGTTGCGATGGCCTCCGCCCAACGTGTGCGGCACTCTTCGCCGACCTCCGTCACGCTCCACCCGATGCCTTTGGCCTCCGTGATAGTGAGACCAAAGAGGTCTTCGGCGGCCGCCTTAAACCTCTTGTTATGTCGTCCGTTGGTGTCCACGTCACGCACCCCGGCGGCGATGTTGTAGGCGTGTGCGGCCTCGTGTGCGACGGTACCGAAGACCGCCGCCGCTCCCCGGGCGAGGTTCTCGCCGCTCACCATGATTTCATGGAATGCCGCCGTGCGTGTCACGGTCATCGGTGCGCCCATTGAGACCGCTACCGCTCCGTAGGCGTAGTCCGTGTCGAGGTCTTCCCGGGAGGATTCCCACGCCGGGCGGACGGTAATGTGACCCCAAGCACGTGCGTCACGCTTGACCACGAAGAGAGCCGGAGGCAATGCCACGCCGGTAGCGGCCTCGACGGCCGGAGCGAGGTGGTCACGGTAGACCACGTGGAGAGCCTCCACCACGGGAGCAAGGGAAACATCCTCCGATGCTCCCCGGGTGAGTGTTGCCGATGTTGTCATGTTGTCCCCTTTCAGACTGGCCGGGAGGTTCCCGAACCCATGAAAGAATCGTATCACGTTTCGAGGGGAGGCACAACGCCTTACGACAGAAAAAACCCCAATGTGACCAAAGTCACACCACCGAACACCCGTTCGTGTTCCACGTGAAACATCCCAACCACCCACGGCCACCCACTAGGCGACGCACCGACCACCCCACGGGATGCCGAAGATGCCGCCCGGGGGATGGGGGAACCCGGGAGCGGAGCCACCCGGAAGAGGCCGACCCGGGAGAGCGAGAGCCGCACCGGCGCACCCGACCACCGACCGCCGCCGCCGACCGGGAGTGTGCCGCCCCACCCCCCCTCCTGTATAGGTATGTATGGGGTTCTGTCGGGATTCACTCTTTTGGTGTGTGTGACGTTTGGTTACTGTGTGTGGTCGTGTTGGTCACTCTGGGTGGTTGTGTTTGTTGGGTTTGGGTTTTCAAGTTTGGTGGGTCAGAGTTGATTTTTGTGTGTAACATTTCAAGTTGGTCGCCGACTTGGACGATGTTGTACACATCTGTCCACAGGCTTCTGTGACCAACCGAGCGTAGCGAGGGCGGTAGCACAACGAGCGAAGCGAGGCGTGAGCCGTTCGGCTGGATGACTGGCAGATCTGGTTTTGGCTTCCCCCCACGTTTCGATCACTTGTTGTGATCCGGTAGCCGTAGCCAGTTGCTTTTAGCCGACACCGTTTTCGAGTTCCACGCTCTTGACCAGATGACGTTGGTCACGCCGCTTGTTCCTCTTACGCAACAGGGGAAGGACGGTCATGGTTACTTCTTGGTTGCAGGGAACATCAACCCACGTTCCCGTGTATCAACTACCAGCAGAGTGCGACTCCCTACGTGGCCGTGGTTGCCTTGCCTGCTTCCCAGCGGTAAGGGCTTTCCAAGTTGCAGACAGAGAGTACATCATGGGTGTAGTCTTTGCAACATGGCCGCTAAGAAGAAATCATCGAAGTCACCTGTCGATCAGATCAAGAGTGACATCAAGAAGGGAATGTCTCCGAAGGATGCGTGGGACAAAGCCGTGAAGTCGGGTGCTATCCGTCCTACGAGCGAGAAGCCTGTTGAGGCGTTGTCGAATGTTGGTCAGGCGAAGCCGACTGGCGGCACGTTGAAGACAACTTCGTTGCCGAAGCCGAAGGCTCGTTTGACGGTGATGGATGAGCGTCCTTCGATTTTCTCACCGTCGCAGGTTGGACGCATGATCTCGAACGCTACCCGTGGTATGCAGGGTGCGTCCCGTATTGAACCGATGCGTAAGGGTGATGTCGCCGCTCTTGCTACTGCCGCTGTCGGTGGGGCTGTTTTCGGTGCCGCTCGTGCTGTTGGGGCAAGAACCGCAGGCCAGATCACCGCTAAGTCGGTTGCTTCTCGTGGCCCTCAGATCGCATCGAAGGTGATTCGCAACCCTGTCGGCAAAGTGGTCGAGGTAACCAAGGGTGGGATCACCGGACAGATGAACAATGTCGGCCGTGTTGCGGCAAATGTGGTGAAGAACCCGGCCCGTATCGCCGCTGGCGAACGTACGAATGTGATGCGTCAGGCTACGAATGTTGGCCGTGCAGGACGTAATGTGGCTCGTGGAGCCGCTACCTACATTGCTGGACAGTCGGCAGGTTCCTCTCAGGCTGAGAACAAGAAGAAGACCGGCACGAAAAAGAAGTAACGATGGGGACAAAACGAGCCGTACCGGCTCAAGACAAAGCAAAGTTTTTTGCTCTCATAGCCGCAGGCCAAAACATTAAGTCGGCTTGCGCTCAGGCAGGTGTCCACTACAACACCGGGTCTCGCTGGCTTAAGAAAGCAAAAGAAGCGGAGGCTTCACGCCGTGAGGCTGAGGCACGAGGATCTCGGGGTTCCGGATCTGGAGGCCGACAAGCGTTGGACTACCAGCGTCTTATGGATGCTGTCGATCTGCCCTCGGCGATCCCTTACGATCTGCTGTCCGAGAACGCCAAACGTGGGTTAGAGGATTTCGATTTTTTCCGTAAGCATTACCTTGGCCGTGTGCCGTCTCCTTGGCAGGTTGAGGCCGCAGAGCAGTTAGTGAAGATGCTCGAATCTGAGGAAAAAGAGTTCGTTATCGTGAACGTGCCTCCGGGCGCAGGTAAGTCCACCTTGTTTCACGATGTCGCTGTGTGGGTTATCTGCCGTAACCGCCGTATCCGTGTGATGATCGGGTCTGTTTCGGCGGCGATGGCTAAGATGTACTCACGCCGTATCCGTGAAACACTAGAACGTGTGACACCAATGGAACCAGACCCGGTGCTTATCGAGAAGGGATTAGCCGTTAATGCAGAAGGATGCCTTTCTATTGACTATGGACGTTTCAAGCCCGTCGATAAAGGTGCCTTGTGGCGAGCCGAAGAGTTCGTGGTCGAGCAGTTGGACGGAAATGGACTCGACAACAAAGAACCAACCGTTCGTGCATACGGTATTGAAGCGGAGTTCATCGGACACCGAGCCGATCTTTGTCTTTTCGATGACGTTGCTTCCCCAGACAACGCCCGAGAATCGGTGGCTCGTGACAAGTTACTTGAGCGATGGGACAACGTGGCAGAAGCACGGTGCGACCCCGGAGGACTGCTTGCAGTCATTGGTCAGCGACTTGGCTCAGGAGATCTCTACGCTCATTGCCTCTCCAAAGAAACCTACGACATCGACGCAGAAATCAACTATGACGGATCGGATGTCATCGCTCCGGAAGATGTTGAAGCGCAGGAACCTGTAAAACAGAAGAAGTACAAACACATCGTCTACAAAGCGTATTACGATGAGTTGGATACTGGCCCCCAGTCACGTAGTTTCAAGTCGCTACCGTACCCAGAAGGGCCACTTCTCGACCCGAAACGCCTCCCGTGGTCAGACCTGTCATTCATCCGGTACAACAAACCCGATGTTTTCAAGGTGGTCTACCAGCAAGAAGACCTCGACCTAGACAACAGACTGGCCGACCGGACATGGATTACCGGAGGAAAAGGACTTGACGGGGTTCTCTACCCCGGGTGCATCGACTCTGACCGGATGCCCGGCTACATCGACCCGAACCTGTCCCACCCGTGGATGTCCATTGTTGCTATCGACCCGTCCCCGACGATGTATTGGGCGTTCGTTTGGATCATCTACCAGCCAGAAACCAACCTGTACCACCTCGTTGATCTCGTCAGAGAAAAAATGACCGCTGAAGAAGTCCTCGGTTATGACACCACCACCCGGGTCTACTCCGGCAAGATGGAAGAATGGCAAGAACGGTCTTACGACATGGGTTATCCCATCTCCCATTGGGTTGTTGAGATCAACGCCGCTCAGCGGTTCCTTCTCCAGCATGACTTTGTGAAGAAATGGCAGGCCAGACATGGCGTATCTGTCATCCCTCACACCACTAGCCGCAACAAACTGGATGAAAAAGCCGGTGTAGAAGCCCTCATCCCACCGATCCTGCGCTCCGGTGCGCTCCGTCTGCCCACCATGAAGAACAACTGGAAGACACTTGCCATCGTGGACGAACTCACCAAGTGGACACGAGATAAGAAAAACGGCACCGACCTTGTGATGGCTCTCTGGATGGCGGTGCTGAACATCCCAAACCTGACAACAGTCAAACTTCCACCCCGACAATGGCGACCATCTTGGATGCTGAAAAGGGCGTAGTATGTTACTGTTACACAGGAGTTTGTCCACCCAGAGGTCGTGAATGAAAACTGTCGAAGAAATCGTAGATCTCTACAAGGAACGCCGTGAAGCGCACGGCCCTATCTTCGAGCAGATGCGAGAGGTACGACGACTCGCAAACGGTGACGTAATCGTTCCCCTTTCCGAACTTGATCGCACCACCCGATCCTCCGTAGCGAACCTTCTCGTCACCGGCCTCGAACAGATGTCGATGCGTTCCGCATCCACACTTGCATCGGTGTACTTCCCGGCGTTGCGTGAAGGCATGGATCGTTCAATGAAGTTGGCACGTGACCGCAAACGTGCAATGGAAGCCATGTGGGCGCAGAACCGGATGCAACAGAAGGATCGCCGACGCTACCGCCACTACTACGCCTACTCATCGGCACCTGTCTTTCTAAAGCCGAACTTCGACAAGCGCATCGTTGAATGGCACGTCCGTAATCCGTTGGACACTTTCGCTTCGCCGACCATCGACTCAGATAACCCAGTACCAGACAATGTGATCTTCACATACTCACGTCCGTACAAGTGGATCGCACAGAACTTCGGCCCAATGATCGACGGTGTTCTCCGTGTCGGCAACCCGTCATGGGACGAAATGTTCACCATCATCGAATACGTGTGTCAAAACGAAATCGTCACCGCTGTCCTCGGCTCAGAAAAAGACCGTGACCCTGTAACAGGTGTCGCATACTCTGGCCGTCCAGCAGTCGAGTTGTCCCGTATCCCGAACCGTACAGGGATGCCACTTGTCGTTGTCCCACAGCGCATCACCCTCGACAAGCCTCGTGGCCAGTTCGACGGAATCCTCGGGATGTACTACACCCGTGCAAGGTTGCAGGCTCTCACCGAAATCGCTATCGAACGAGGAATCTTCCCCGACGAATACCTCATCGCACGTCCCGGCGAAAACCCCGAGATCATCCAAATCGCAGATGGAAAGACCGGACAGTTGGGTGTCGTCAAGGGCGGAGACATCCAGCAGTTGAACACCCAGCCCGGATACAAAACCGATGTTGCACTTGACCGTCTCGAACGTCAGGAACGTCTCGAAGCCGCTATCCCAGCAGAGTTCGGTGGAGAATCAGGCACGAACATTCGTACTGGCCGCCGTGGAGAATCAGTCCTGTCTGCAACGGTTGATTTTCGTGTGCAAGAAGCACAAGACATCTTTGCGGCCGCACGAGTCGAAGAAGACAAGATCGCTATCGCCCTCGAAAAAGCGTATTGGGGTAACGCATCCAAGTCGTTCTTCATCCCCGGCATGGGCGGCGGTGTCAAGGATTACACCCCGAACAAACTGTGGGAAACAGACTTCCACTATGTCGCCTACTCGGCGGCAGGTTCAGACGTGAACAGTCTTGTCATCGGCCTTGGCCAGCGTCTCGGTACTGGCCTCATGTCGAAAGAATCTGCACGTGAAGCAGATCCGTTGATCGCCGACCCAGAGTTGGAAAAGGATCGCATCGTTGCAGAAGGAATCGAAGCCGCACTTCTTTCTTCGATTCAGGCACAAGCCGCAGATCCGAACGGCCCATACCAGCCAGATGATCTTGCGTTTATTGCCGCACAAGTACAGTCGAATCGGATGTCATTGCCGGAAGCCATCATGGCCGCCCAGCGTCGAGCGCAGGAACGTCAAGCCGAACAGGCCCCGGCAGGCGCACCCGAAACAATGCCCGGTCTTTCGATGCCCGGGATGGGAATGGAACAACCGGCAGGGCCAGCCGCACCGGCAGGGCCGCCGTCACTTGAAGCCCTCTTGGGACAACTGGGGGGCGCACCAATGGGAGCAATGGCGTAAATGGCAA